GTAAATATCAGAAAAAATTTAAAAGGAATTAAAACAAGAGTGAATCAAATGGCAAAGCAAGGACAGTATGCTCTAGTTAACCAAGTACACCAAGACAGCAATAAATATGCTCCTAAAAAGTCTGGGGATATGCGTATTCAATCGTATGTCACACCAGATAACAAACAAATCATTTGGAATGCACCTTATGCAAGAGCTCAATATTACGGTACTAATGGTAAAGTGAAATTTAGAAAATATACTACTCCAGGAACAGGTCCGAAATGGGATCAAAAAGCGTTAGCCATACACGGTAGGCAGTGGACAAATCTTGTTAAGAAAGCGATGAAGTGACATGGAACTGGATTTTTTGACAAAACTTAACCAAAAAATTAATAGCCTTGGTCTCTATGCCAAGTCAACCATAGGATTGCTTGGACCTGATGAAAGCCTATCGATTATGGCCATGCCTGGCGGTGCTGAAACAGTCTATATGGATGGTACAAGGGACAAGGATTACCAAGTGCAGATTAATGCTAAAAGCAAGAATCAAATGAACTGTTTTAATGCTTTAACTTACATTTATCAGACGCTTGAGAATCTGCCGGACTTACCAAGCGGCAACGGAAGTTATGAATTTCAAAAGATAGAAACCAAATCATTTCCATCCCTATTAGAACAAGATGAGCAAGGATATTTTATTTATGTTTTATCAATCAGTGCAAAAATTACTATTTATCAAGGAGTTGAGGATTGATGGCACGTAAAAAGAACGCACTTACTGAATACTATGTAGGGGCAATTCCAACTGGAACAACTGAACCAAAATATTTTCGATTAGCTAAATGGGTTTCTACTGTAACGGATGATTCTGAGGAGGAAACAGAGGATCAGGGTTTTTATGATGGTGACGGTACTCCGGAAACTGATGTCATCAGCGTGAAGAAAACCTATACATTTGAAGGATTTTATGATGAAGAAGATCCAGCCATGAAATTTATCGCTGGTCTTGAATTTGAAACGGGAGAAGCACGAAAAATTATGTTTAAACAGGTTCGCACCAATGGCGACACACTCGAGGGAAAAGCTACTGTATCTGAAATCAAGGTTACGGGTGGAGAAGCAACAGAATATGCGACGTTTGAATGTACAATCGCATGGGATAAGAAACCAACAATTACAAAAGCAACAACTGGAGCATAAGAGGACCTATCGAAGTCCTCTTTTTAATACTTTAGGAGGGAAAATGTATGGCTATTAAAATTCAAACGCAGATACCGGAAATACCTGTTATAATTGGAGATTTGGAATTTAGTTTTGATGTAACTGACGAATCAATAAAACGATTCAGAGAGGAAGCATTAAAGGCGCAAAAAGAATTTCACAGTATCGATATTGATGAAGATGACGAAATGGCGCTTGAAAAAGCGAAAGAAGTTATCAAACGTGGTTATGAAACGATTCTTGGTAAGGGCGCTTTTGAAAAAATCTATGAATTATCGCCATCGGTCATGATCTGTATGCAGTATTTTGTTCAAATTGTGCAAGGTATCAATGAGGAACTACAAAGTATGGGGTTTTCGCAATCCCAGCAAGATTTAGCTAAGAAATATATCCGAAGCAAAAAGAAATAGGTGATAGCCATGGATTTGGCTTATTCTTTGACTGAAACTGTTGAGATTGACGGGGAAATCTACCAGATTGATTTGTCGTTTGATAATGTCCTTAGATTGATAGATATGTTAAACGATAAAGAATTAAGCGATATAGTGCAAATAGAGACAGGGCTATTAATGTTGCTTGGTGTAGACCTTGATTACCCAATTGAAAAAAAGGAAGAAATCTTTTACCAAATCTTCTATGAAACAATCGGAAAGGAAGTTGAAGAAAACCTTCCGGTTGACCTTGATGGGAACCCAATGCCTCAACAGAAAGAAGAAAAAGTTTACTCGATTAAGCAAGACGCACCTTATATTTACGCATCATTTTATCAAGATTATGGTATTGATCTATTTGAAGTGCAGGGAAAGCTTCACTGGGAGAAGTTTAAGGCTTTACTTGCGGGGCTAAGACCTGACACGAAATTCAAGGAAATTGTTAACATACGAACAATGGAGCTACCAACAGGAAAGGGAACGGAGAAACAGAGAAAACGGATTAAAGAGTTAAAAGAATATTATAGATTACAAGATGAACCATAACGGTTCTTTTTTATGGCCTTATGAAAGGCGGTGAGTGAATGGCAGATGGTAAGGTCGTTATCGATGTCATATTGGATGATGGGACAGTCGCAAAAGGAGTTGCCAACATAGACAAACAACTTGGCGGACTTGCTGGAACTGGGAAAAGAGCAGCCGTTGGGATTAAAGAAATTGCCACGTCTCTAGGTTTAGTAGCATTAGCTTCAAAGGCAATTAATATGGTTAAACAATCTATTGACGGTGCAATATCAAGGTATGACACCCTGAACAACTTCCCACGTGTGTTGCAATTGATGGGATTTGACGCGAAACAATCCAAAAAAGCTATAGACGAGCTCTCTAATGGTATTGATGGGTTACCAACCACTCTTGACAGTGTGGCAAAAACAACCCAAAGATTGGCTCTAATAACAGGGGATTTAAAAGGGGCAACTAAAACTACCTTAGCGCTTAACAACGCTTTCCTTGCAAGTGGCGCATCATCAGCAGACGCTAGTCGTGGTTTAGAACAATATGTGCAAATGTTATCAACAGGAACGGTTGATTTAGAGTCATGGAAAACTTTACAGGAAACTATGCCTATTGCGTTGAATAAAACAGCCGAAGCGTTTGGGTTTGCTGGAAAATCCGCGCAAAGGGATTTATATGAGGCTTTGAAAAGTGGAGAAATCACTTTCGAGGATTTCAACAACAAACTTATCGAACTTAATGATGGCGTTGGTGGTTTTGCCGATTTAGCGAGAGAATCTAGTACCGGAATTCGTACATCCTGGCAAAACGTAAAGACAGCCGTTGTTAAAGGTGTAGCTGATGTTATAGGTGCTATTGACAAAGCGCTTGGGAGTTTTGGTGGGATTGCTGGTATATTTGATGGCTTAAAAGTGGGTGTACAAACAGTTTTTAACTGGATTGTTGCGGCTATCCCTGTTGTAGCTGAATGGATCGGAATAATCGTTGACAAAATCAGAGAATGGCTACCACCAATGGATGAAGTAAAAAGTGGATTTGAAAATACCTTTCAAGCAATTAAAGACTTTGTAATGCCTATTGTTCAAGATGTAGTAAGTTTTATTCAAGATGTTTGGGGTGGCTTAGTTTCTTGGTGGCAGGAGAATGGAGAACAAATTAAACAAGCCGTTTCAAATGCTTTTGAGTTTATAAAAAGTGTTATTGAGTTTGTTATGCCGGCGGTCCAATTTATCATTGAAACCGTTTGGACGGCGATCAAGGATATTATTAGTGGAGCGCTGGATGTCATCATGGGTCTAGTTCAAGTCTTCACAGGTATTTTCACAGGTGACTGGTCCAAGTTGTGGGAAGGTATTAAAAAGATTCTCAGCGGTGCTGTCGATTTTATCAGCGGACTAATGACGTTGCAATTTTTCGGCGGGCTTAAAACCATTTTTACGAACTTGCTAAAAAGTGGTACCGGACTTATGCAGTCAATGTGGACGTCGATTGTCAACTTTTTCAAAAATTTTGGCTCGAACGCCAGCGCAACCGCTGCTGAAATGGTCGGCAAGGTAATCGGATACTTTAAAAATCTGTTTACCGATGCAACTAATGTATTTGGCCAATTGCGTACGTTTGGCGCCAGCATTTGGAACGCCTTGAAAGAGGCGGTGATTGGCGCGGCTCGTAATATTTGGTCTGGGGTTACGCAGCATTTTTCTAATATGGCCTCAAGTGTGCAGAACTTAATGCACAACGTCAAATCGTCAATTGTAAACATTTGGAACGAAGCTGTTTCGTTTTTAAAAGGAATTGACTTGACACAAATTGGAAAAAACATCATTCAAGGTTTGATCAATGGAATTGGATCTATGGCAAGTGCACTGTGGAATAAAGTAAAAGAAATAACTGACGGCATCAAAGAAAAGATATCAGACGCGTTAAGTATTCACTCGCCATCACGTTGGATGCGTGACATGATTGGCAAAAACATGATGCTTGGATGGCGGATAGGCATTGATAAAGAAAAGTCAGCAACACTTAAAAAGGCTGCCGAGATGTCGGAATGGATGAAACCAAGCATACCAGAAGGCTTTACAAACCGTTTGCGTGGCTCGGTTCCTCTCGGTAATATCTTTCCTGGAAATGTTTCTAACGTATCTCACAGCAATACAAGCATTAAAAACGACCATTCAAAACACATCAATGTGCAAGTGCAAGGTGGATATGATGAACGAGAGATTGCTAAACAAACAGAAAAAACAATTCGACGAATGATTTTCCAAATGGGGTGAGTAAATGAGTTTAATAACCGCAACAAATAAAAGAGGGGATTCAATCTCATTTACGAATCCCCTAAAACTTGTAAAAGTCGATGGTTTGAGTGGGTTAGCTGCAGAAAACTATTATTCGGAATCAACTAAAGATGGATCTACTAGAATTGGTACAAAGTTATCCAATCGAGATATAGAAATCCAGTTCCAATTGCGTAAAATGCCAGGATTTAATGACCTGATTATTGAAGATTACAAGTATCAGATTTATAAAGTTTTTAATCCCAAACTTAATCCTATACGTCTAGATATTACAACAAAAACGGGCAAACGATATTATTTATATGCAAATGTTGATACCATACCAGCGTTTGCTCCCGAAAATCCAGCTTATATCGAATGCTTAATACAGTTTAGTTGTGAT